CATCTTTACATAAACAACCTCTACGCCCTCCTCTTGGACTTGTCTTACTTGGTGTTTCAAATTTTTTCATCTACCTTGCCCTCTATATTTTTTTTTATATCCTGTTTGTCCTACACTCGCATTTTTGCTGTGAGGGTGTGATTTACGTTTATTCTTTCTATATACATTTACAACTTTTCTTGGCATTATGGTTTCTTAGGGTGTCCTTTTGGTAACAGATCGTTGTCGCCTGTATATTTAGCGTTTTGTGGTCTGCCATTCTTTACTAAGTATAAAAAAGCATTTACCCTTGCAAAGCTCCATTGTGAAGCACTTGATACTCTTGGACTTCTTGAAACATTAAAAGCACCTAAACCTCTTTGGAATACTGCCTTTAACATTCCTACATTTACACCATAGCCTAATTTCTTTTTATATCTTTCGTTAAACTCATCAGACTTTTTTTTTAAAGTAGCCTCATCTTGTTTAGATACTTTAGCACCTCTTGTTGTTGAGGCATCGCCTTTTGCTGTTCCTTTACCTTTAGGGTTTGGGTTTGGTGTATCTGACTTAGGTGCTTTAGGAGATTTCTTGATTCCTCCTCTTTCGCCTACCTCAGCTAACTTTACACACTTACCATATACTTTCTTAAAACCTTTAGGACATTTTTTCATATCTTCCTTAATATGAGTTTCACAAGGCATATACCAGGTTTTTAGTTCCCCATCTTTGTCCTCTAAGTCGTGTGTATGAAAACCTTTACAACCTATGTTCTTTGCCATTTCTTCAGCTTTCTCTTGTGTTGCATAAGCTAATCTGTCGTCTATGATTGCAAAGTTATCATCTATTACCATTGTAGCAAGTTGTATCTCGCCTAATTCTTTTAATTTAGATTCTGACCATCTTAGTCCTGCTTTGCCACCCCATAAAAGATAGGAGATAGTACCACACGCTTTAGAATCTCCCTCATCGTAATATTCCTCTGCTCTACTTAAAAAGGAGTACATTCTTTTTATTGTTTCTTTTGAGATGGGTTTTCCTTGTGCAAGTTGTTTAGCTCGTATCTTACCTACTTGTGTAGCACATTTGTTGTTTACTTTTTCGTTCAAGTCAATTCCTCTCTTAGCGTTGTTTTTTACTCCATTAGGGTAATCACTATATGCTTCGAGTTCTCGCCTCTTACCACCCTTTAAACGCTTGTCCTCTCTTACTATTGATCTTATTACAGACAACATTTCTTCTGCTTCTTCTTCCTCAAAGTCATTTACAGGCTCTTTAGGTCTTTCCATTTTATCTGCAAAGTAACCCTCTATCGAGAAACCTTTGACCTTACCTGTCTTGACAAAGTTGTTCCATATCTCATCGTTGTTTACCTTTACTGCCCCCATCCAAGTACCGACAGGAACATTCAAACCATACTTACGAGATTTATCATGCACCTCATCTTCTACTAACCAAGATTCCACTAATGTCAATCCGTTGATTGTATGTTGGTGTTCTAATGTAGCCTTAGATTGATTTCCGTTCATTAAGTAAAGCTGAGAGGCTTTGGCTACTGTGTCTGTAGAGAAATATATGTAATATTCTTCATCTCCTTTTTTACGATAGATAGGTTTGTTTGGAATAAGCAAAGCACCCATTAAGATACGCTTTTCTTTATCTACCTCAGCAAGTTTTATCTCCTCGCTTTTTAGTGCAATAAAATCTTCTTCGATTGCAGGGTTTTCTACTACTGATATAGCTTCTATTCCTGTAAGCTCATCATCTCCTAAAATAAGTTCAACGATTCTCATATATGTATAACGTATTAATTTATTATTTTGTTTATCCTATACTTGCTCCCTGTATAATATTTCTGTCTAACTCTTGTGCAGAGGTTACATCATTAGAAACTACAAAAGCTCTAACAGGTTGTGATGTTTGACCTGCTATAACATCTGCTAATTGGTCTGTTGTGCTTTGCCCTACAATATTAAATGCAGGAGCTTGTGGTGCTGTAGGCTCTGATGTAGATACGCTTGGAGAAGATACACTCCCCCCTGCTTTAAGAGCTTTCAAAGCTGAAGATGTTGCCAATACTGATCCTGCGATACCTAAGCCTAATGATATATTGTTGAGTGTTTTTTCTGCTTTTGCTAATGCCAAGCCTCCCGGCAATAGCGCATATTTTGCTGTAACTGCTGCGTTGGCAGCTTTTGTTTGTATAATTTGTTTTGCAATACCTGCTGCATTTTCTCCTATAATTGCTGCTGCTTGTAAAGCTCTGTTTTTACCTGCCATTTTACCAAGTAACTGAAAACCCCTCATGGCTGTATCCATAGCCATTTCTTGTATTGTAGTTTTAGCCTCTGCAACTTCTCTCTCTATTTCTATGTTTTCTCTTAATAATGAATTTTGATTTGCTAACTGTTCTGATCTAAAACCTGTTATTTGTGCAAGTACAGCTTCTTTTTCTGCCTTTGCTTCTAATAGTGCTATTTGGTTTGCATCGCTGTCATTTTTATCAAACTGTGCTTGTGCTGCTGCTATAACTGCATCTGCATTTGCAATCATTAGCCTTTCTTGCTCTTTAAGGACTTCTCCTAATTTATTGTTAGCTTCTATTCTTTCATCTATTGTTAGTAATTCGTTGTCTCTAATTTGTCTTAACGATTCTGCCTCCCTGTCTTTTTGCTCTAAAATAATTCTATTTTGTGCTATTGCTAATTCTGCTGTCTTTTGTAGCTCGACATTAGCCTTTGCAGAATCAAAAGTAGATTTAGCGTAATCAGTAATACCTTTTACTAATTTAGGTGTTACCTCTACTATTTTATCAAATGAATTATCTACACCTGTAATAGCATCTACCATTTCTTTACCTGCTTCTTTTACATCGTTTAATGCACCTGCAAAGTCTCCACTAAATACTTTTTGTACTGCACTTGATAAAAAGCCTAATGCCTCTAATGATGATTTTACCCTTTCTATAAAATTATCTAACAGCGCTTGTCCAAAGTCTTTTATAGATTGTACAGGATCATCAAATATACTTTTAAAATAACCTATTACAGTTCCTACGTTAGCATCTAAAAAATTAAACAAATCGTTAAACGCTAAAGATAAAAACTCAAAAGTTGTGTTAAACCCATCTAATACTTTTTGGTTTTCTTGGAATACTTCTTTTAGTTTTGTAAATGCTGCAAGTAAAAGTCCTATACCAATAGCTTTAAGAGTTGTGCCTATTTTACGAACACCCTTAGCTGTATCTTTTGTTGCTTTCTCTACACCCTCAAAACCCTCCTCTGTTTTTTTAACATTTTTATTTAGAGTTTTTACATCGTCATTTATATTTTCTATGTTTTTTTCGGCTTTCTCTGTACGAGCCTCCAACTCCATTATTAATTTTTGCGCCATTCCTTTATTGTTTTAAATGTTTCTTTAAATGTCTCAGGGTATTTGTATTTGCCCTTTGCTATGTCTATAAGTTCTGATCCTCCCTCTACATAGGGTAGCATCTCTAATATGTTTTTTATCATAATACGTTTAATAGTTCTATATCTGCTTCGCCTGTTGTTAGGTTTGTTGTTATACTGTTTATTCTATACTCTGTTCCTGATATTCTAAATTTATCTGCTAACGAATAATTTAATAATATATTCATAGGTAGTCTTGCTTTTATTTTGCTTAGTCGATTCTTACTATCAAACACTTGACCTATATAAGTAGAATAAAAGTTTTGAAACAATGTGCCTGTAAATGTGTCATCTCCTGTATATTCGTTCAACTCATTAAAGAAGTTTATGTTAGCTGTACTTGTACCTGAAGCAAATGCTACAGAATTACTTGGCATATTTATTGAGCCTGTTATCTCTACATCACTATTAAAAACACCTGTTTCAGGATTCACACCATCAACAAAACTTATAGTTTTACTTCCAACAGAAGTATATACAGGATAAAACAAAACAGGCTTTCCTATATATGAATCTTGATTATCATCTACACTCCAACCCCATTGTGTAGCTGTAGAACTTGAATCGTGTATATCAACAAGTCTTTCAAACTTCATGTGTCCGAAAGGTAGTTCTATTTTATATAAGCCACCATCTAAGGCTTCATTATTGTTGAAATCAGATGTACCCCATTCTTTGTTAAATAGTTGATTGTGTATTGCTGCAAAGAAACTATCTGTATCGCCATAACCAAATTGTATTTCTTTAAATGGTAAAGCTACGTTTACTTGACTTGATTCTACATCTACATATTCTGTTATGTCGTATGTTGCGCCTCCTGAATAATAACTATCTAAAGTCTTAACTACAATAGTACCTGCGTTGTTCACAAATGCTGTAAGATTAAACATTTTAAATATGCCTGATAAAAAGTCTATTACTTTCATTTCAGGAATTTGGCTTGTAATTACGAACTCGAATGTTGCTGCTGCTGTGTAACTACCTGTATTGAATTGGTCAATAATTAAAGGACTGTCTGATTCTTCTATATCTATTTCCCATCCTATATTAGTAAATGTTACTGCTGAGGTTACTGTTATAGTTACAGTATAGTCCCCCTCTGAGACTGTTGAGCCTCCTTGAGTATATAGATTTATAGTTTTAGAAGCTGATATACCATTTTCAGAATAAAAACTTACACCATCTTTTTCTATTAATAAATCATAAGTTCCTGTTGGACTTAATAGCTGTAATGTAAACGCTGTTCCATGTGTTGCTGCATCTTCAGTTATCCTTAAAGTAGAGGTATTTATCATTGAAGTATAGCCTGAACTTCCTCCTGCAACACTCCAACCATCTACTAAACTTGGAAAGTTTGTAATTTGGTCGCCTGTTTCTACTACACCTTTTTTTCTGTGTAGCCACATAAATAACTTTGAGTATTGGTCGTTACTTGTTTCTGTAAAGAAATCACTTGAGAATGTAAGACTATATTGTGTTTGTATAGCTTCTATGATGTTATGTACTCTTATAGCGTATTTTAGATTATCCCATCTTACACCATGTTTGTTGCTTGTTGGATCTAAGTTACCTGTGTTGTGGTCGTTGTCTCCACTATCGTAATATAATCTTTGTGTGTGTGTTATAAGTGGTACGATTATATCGCTACTTGCAGGGTTTGTTTCTAAGTGTGTTTTAATACTACTTTCGTCAAAGTCTTTATTAAGTGAATTTAGCGATGTTAAGACGTTTAGTTTATCTTCTCCTATTATGTCTTTTAAATCAACTGTGTTACCAAAGAATGTAACTCTATATGCTGAGGGTTGATTGCTTTTCATATCTACACCCTCTAACTTTATTTTACCCTCTTTAAAAGGCACATGATTTAGTTCTATTCGTGCTGCTACTTTTTTACGAGCATCAAAAGCACTTTTAGTCAAAGAGGTATTAAGGATGTCAAAGTTATAGTAATGCTTAAATAGTTTGTTGTTTACTGCTGATGCAGGTAGTGTAAAAGTCTTTGTAAAAGTTGTAAAGATTTTTGCAATATCACGCACATTTTGGATTGTATCTGTGAGACTAACTGTTTCGTCTTTAAATAAATCAACCCTTGTATCTTGTATATATAGTTGCAGTTCACGCTTCATACTATGTTGTTAATAATGTCGTTTGCATCTTCTACCTCTAATGTGTATTGTATTAGCTTGTCGTTTAGTGATGTCTTTTTAGTTAATGAGCTTGTAGTTACTACAACAGGATGCCAATTAGAATCAAAGTATATCCACACATGCTCACTTAACAGTATATCTTCCATAACTGCATTGTAAGCCTCTATCATATAGTTTGTGTTAAGTGTAAATCGCTTTTTACCTGTTTTATTAAATGTCTGCACTTGATGTGATTTAGTGTCATAGTTCGATGAGGAATAAGTAAATATATTCCGTTTAAATGTTTCGCTTTTTGTATTTACGTTTTCTACTGACTTTAAAAAGAAATAATGGTCTTGAGGTGCGCCATTTTTATTTATAAATCGCATTTGTATTGGACTATATTTAGCACTACATATCCTATTAATAGACCAACGATAATTACCACTTGCAGATTGCTTTGCTGTATCTGTAGCGCCAATAGTAGATTTATCTTTAGTACCTGAGTTCATATCCCACGCAAACCCTGCTGTATTTTCAGGTAGATATAATTGTATGCTACCCCCTGTGTTTGTCAATTCAAAATCATCAGGATCAATATCTTGGTTTACACCACTCCAAAATTCTGTATAACCATAAAAGCCTGTATGTGTTACTGCACTTTGTGCTGTAGCTGTACCCCCACCATCTACTGCTGTATAAGTAGTTATAACATAAGATATAGCTACTGTATCAAAATTAGAGCCTGTATTGCCACCATAATTAGCACTATAATAGTCTTTGGCTAAACTTGCTATTTCAAATACTGTTCGGTTGCTTGTAGCGTTTTTGAGTATTGTGTATCTAAGTGTACCATCTATCGTTAATGCCATTTGAGCTGACAGATGTGATGCTGTAGTAACTGTAACAAAATACGGACTTCTTAATAATATGTTTGCCATTAATCTTCTACGTTAAATAATAATTCAAAATTGTTGTCTGTGTCTTCTGCTAATTTTTGTGGTAAATCAACTTTTAGTTTGTCAAATGCTCTTTCAAAAGGTGCAGTAAAAAACAAACTCGGCTTAATTCCTTTGTTGAATACGCTTCTTGCTATAAGATATTGTAAACTCTTTCTTGGAACAAATCTTCCTTTTTTGTCTCTCGTTCCTTTGATCCCTTTTCTTATAACCCATTGACTAAAAGCTGAAGCAGGAGGCATTTTAGACTTAAAGCTAAAAGGAGTTCCGTATTTTTGTTTCTTTCCACTTACACCCTGATCTTGATAGTAACCATATTCTTCCATAAAGAATGTTAATGTAGTTGCATCAGTTGTGTCATTTATTTTATAGGTTAAACTGTTGTATAGCTTTTTGCTTACGTTTCTACGTTGCTTTGTAAGATTAGTTCTTGCTTGTTTTATAACAAACTTAGCAAATCTATTTAATTCTTGTTTAACCCTGTTTAACTGCATACGTTTATATCATTAGCGATTAATACATTAAACGTACAAGCTACACCTGCCATTTGATTCTCAAATCTTTCGTAGAAGAACTCACAAGAAGCATCTCCCTCTAATTGATATTTGTTTTGATATAGTGTGCCTTTACTAAGCAGACCTACTAATTTATTTGCTACAGCTAATTGTGTGTTTAGGATGTCTTGCTCGTTGTTGTTGCCTCTGAATACGTCTGTTGTTTCGTCCTTAGACTGATCTACTACATCCATGCACATTACTGTTATGTTGAAGTTGAGGACTTGTTCTTGTATAGTTACGTTGTTTACTATTATATGGCTTAAAGGGAAGATTGTTTGTTTAGATAAATCTATGTCAAATATATCGCCTGTTGTTACAGTATTGACATTTTCATCTGCTAAGAGATTAGTCTTTATAGTGTCTGTGATTTGGTAATAGCCTCTTACTCCTTGATTCATCGATTAAATTTACTTTTTATATTCTTTGATTCTACCTCTGCTTTTTCTTTCATAAAACTTAAAGCATAAAGACAGGTGTGTATGTTTAGTTTAGTGATATCTTCAAATCTTCTAATATCTCCTTGAGAGAGACCGAAAAGTGATTGATACCATCCCCATTTTCTGCCGAAGTTAGATACTGCGCTAAGTTCGTTTCCTTGTCCTCCAAAGAGTTCAGCATAGCTTTCGACAAGTCCATCCCTAAATTGTAAAAAAAAAGTATAGAACTAAGTACAGCATCCATAGGCATATTTAACATCTTCTCAGGATCATCTCCTGTATAGTCCTCAACAAGATACTTTTCTTTATATTTTTGTTTCATTGGTCTATATAAAACATTCATAGCTCTATGTATGTTGTTCATGTCTCCTATGTAAGTATCTAAGTCAATATACTCTCCAAATGTCATATCTTCTAACTTAGGTACAAAACCATAATTCCTACCACCCATTTTAAACTCTCTTACAAGCTGAGGTTTCTCATTAAACATTTCTGTAAGTATAAGGGTTATGTCTTTAATACTATTTGCTTTCATAGCCATTATTGTATTGCCTCTTAGTCCACAAAATATTTCTATCATTTTTATAGCTAAGAAGTTCTCATCTTCGTTGTTCTCTTGGATCTTTAGATACTTTTGGTATTGACCTAAAGTTATCTCTCTAAGAGTATCAGGAATATAAACCTCTACTTTCATATATATATAACGTAAAAAATAAAAGTTTTAGAAACTATCTAATTGCATATTGTCCTCTGTTTGGGTTTTTGAGTTGCATCATTAAAGCGTATCGTGCTGCATCTATACAATCAGGGTGTGTGCCTGTAGGTTTTTGTAGATTGTTTCCCTCTTTGTCTTTATCCCATACATAACCTTGAAGCTCTCTAATTAGATTCTTGGAATGGCTTGTTATATAGATTTCGTTTTGGTTTATTAGGTTGATTCCGTAAACTATAGAATCTCTACCCTTTGATACAGGAAATACTTTGTGTCCGTAGTTTCTTAGTTCTTGAATAGACTTAGGCTCTGCACTATCTGCATAGATGTTTTCTCGTATGTCGTTTTGTTTGATGAAATAGCTGAGGTCTCTGTTTAACATTCCCTTTCGATAAAGTACCTCATCAAATATATAAGCATCATTCCATTTATAAAGTCTTATGATTGTTGATGGATCTACCGAGTAACCAAAGTCTAACCCTGAGCATAGTAATCGTGCTTCATTTGGAATATTATCTATAGGTTTCCAATCAGGAATACATACACCCTCTAAACTACCTATCTGTCCAAGTCCATATACTTTCCACCAATTAGCCCAATAGGTTGAGGTCTTACCTTTATCTTTTGCTTTCTCTATTTCTTTGACTATTGTGTCAGGTAGGCTGTTGTTGTCTTTATAGGTTAAGGTTATAAAGTTTGTGTCTTGTTGCCCTACAAGTTCTTTATCAACCCAAAATAAATTAGCAGGGTTAAAGTCTAACCAAATGTTTCCTGATGTTCTAACAGCTAATTGTTGGTAAGAATCAAAGCTCACATTATTACACTCGTTTATAAATAAGTCTGTTCTTCTTGCGCCTCTTAGTTTGTCAGGCTGATCTGTACTAAAGAACTCTATATAACTACCATTACTAAATTCGTATTTTAAGGTACTCTTATTGAACTTTCTATCGTCATACCTATTCAACCCCTTTAAGATGTTTAAAAAGTCTTTTAAAGCGCCTCTACGTAAGTGTGGTATTGATTCTGCTACTATGCTTATTTCTTTTCCTTTGTGTCTTATTGCATAGTCTATAAGGATTGCTATTATGCCTATTGTTTTACCTGCTGATGATCCTCCTCTAATTATGCGAACTCTTTTGTTAAGTTCTCTTAGTTTGTTTAGTGCTGAGGTTTTGGTTAGTTGCATTAATCAATAAATAAAGGTACATCTTCGTTTATGTGTATGTCCTTTGTTTCTTTTGGTTTACCTGCTACATAGTTGTAGTATAGTTGTACATATTTAAAGTCGCCTTTCTCTAAACCCTTTTTTAGAGCTTCAAATGCTAAAGGCTCAAGTGGTGTAAGTTTCTCTATTAGTTTTACTTCTTCTGTCTTAGGTTTTCTACCTGCACCCTCACGCTTTCCTCCATTGTTTATTCTTTTATCCATGATTGAAAAAGATTGATTAATCAATTATATAACGCTACTTTTTTTCTTTTTTGTCAAGCTGTTTTTTTATTACCTCAACACTCATATAGATTTGGCTTACTATATTCTCTAATCTTTTTATTCTTTGTATTGTGGTGTATTTTTTGTTTACCATAGTCTGCCTTGTTGTTTATGTTGTTCTATTCGTTTCTTTGCTGCTTCAAAATATTCTTTATCTATTTCGTATCCTGTTAGCTCAAAGCCTAAGTTATGACAAGCTATAGCTATTGAGCCACTACCTAAATGTGTATCAAGTATTGTATCTCCCTCTTTTGCATATTTCATAAGCAACCACTCATATAGTTTTACAGGTTTTTGTGTAGGGTGCATTTTACCACCTTGTTTTTTTCTGTCTTGTATTACTTTATGTATTGAGTATCTAAATACTTTAGCAGGTTTTTTTAAACCCATACTAACCCAAGCGTACTCAGCAGAAGCAAAATTATCTACTGTTTGTTTTTTATCCCATACGCAAAAATATTCTGTTTCAGGTAATGTAAAATTGTTAGCACCCCATATTATCTGATTTCTACTTACCCTAAATAATTCTGTAAAAAAATCACTTCTCGGTTTTATATCCCAATCATTAATTTTAGCATTTGCACATATTCTATTTGAAACCTCAACCCTATCCCCAAACCTACCAATACCATAAGGAGGATCAACAATAGCTAAGTCAAACTGATTGTCTGACATCTCTTTCATTGCCTCCATACAATCTTGGTTGTAAATCATTCTGTACCTGCTATAATGTGGTCTGATGGATGTCTATTGCGATTGTATTGTTCTATTCTCCATTGTTCGCTATGAAACTTATCTGCCTCGATTTCTCTTTGTAGATTCGCAAGGCTGCGCCAAGCGAGTTTTGCTGAGTGGCGTACCCCATCTATATCATACATACCATTCTCAATTAGGTGTCGCATAAGTGCATCTAAATCGTCTTTGCTTTTTTCTCTATCCCAATGTATTTCTTTGTCAGGATGATGTTGTTTACTTCCTATGTAGCTTACTCTTGCTACTTCGCATAGTGCATCAGGAAAGTATTTTATTAGTCCACTATACAAGGGTATCTCTTTTCTCTTTTGTTTGTTCTTTTCCATTAGTATAATTTATTTAATTTATTATATATATGAAACTGTATCATAATATTTCTATCATATCTACATTTTCTACATTTGTCATCTAATTTTTTTTTACCATATCTAAAAACAACAAATCTATCTTCTGAAAATTCTTTATTACACTTTTTGCACTTTATTTCCATCTATATCTTTTAAGGGTAATGTATCTACTATTCTAAGGAGCTTCTTTAAGTCCTTTGATTTTGTGTAGTCTATTATGTGGTTTATTAATGCTCGTCTTAATTTTGATTTGTTTCTTATTCTAAGTAAGACTATATCAAAATACTTGTCTATTTTTTGATTGTATCGTCTATGAGTTTCAAAAGATTTTAAACTATGTAAAGCTGTAGCATGATCATAATCTTTTCCTTTAGATTGATAAAAGTCTCTAATGTCTGTAAACTTCATATTACAATGATGCCTCAACATAAACGTAAGCAAAGACCTCATCTCAATATATTTTCTTTTTCTTGTGTTTTTAAATACATCAATGCCTGATATATCTATAATATGTTTTGCTATTTTATTTGCCTCTCTCATAAATTCTTTTATTAATTATATCACAATATTTTTTATCTACCTCATAACTTATAGTATCATAACCTAAATCATAAGCTACTTTGCTTGTTGTGCCACTTCCTGCAAATACATCAATTATTGTTTGATTTTCTTCTGCTGTAGTTTTTATTATTTTGCCAATTACTTCTTCAGGTATCTGACAAGGGTGTTCTGTTTTTTCCTTACTAACATTTTTTACTTGATTTATATTCCACCAATCATAAATCTTTGCACCTGTCTTACCCTCTGCTATTCTTTTTTGTATTCGTTTATCGTTTAAGTTTTTATAAGGTTGTCTTACTTTTCTAAAGTCAGGTTTGCATCCCCACCAACTTATTAATCTACTTTGCTTACCTGTGTTACTATTGTAAACCCAACATACTACTTGTTCACATTTTACACCTATCGCTTTAGGTAAAAGATTTATTGTTTCTTCAGGATAATGAATTATAACACAAGGAGTGGGTATTTTAGATAATAAATCTATATAATCATCTTCTACGATTCTATCTTTATATCCGTTGTAATGATAACCTTGATTGTAAGGAGGATCTGTAATAGTCAAACCTTTTGGTATTTTACAATCTCTAAAATCTTTATTTATTATTTGTATCACAAAGTTCCTTTTATGCAGTAACTATCTAAGTCTGCTCCGTTAATAAAAAATGTTTCAAATGTCTCTAATGCTTTGGTTACTTTTTCTTTTCCTGAATTATAAAACTCTTGACTTACATCATATATTCCTATGTCTAAACTTCCTTTGTCTATTACTCCAAACTTAAACTCCTCGTATGGTTTGTTGAATAGTTCTGTGTATAAATATACTTGCACATCATATCCGTACTTTCTTGCAGCGTATGGAAATGCTTTTAAGTCGCTTGTTGTTTTTAGATCGCATAGTCGGTAGCTATCCAATATGTCGGCTTTCCCACGAAAAGGATAACCTTGTACCATACCTATTGCAGGAACTTCAAACTCGCAGTTTGTAATTAGTTGTAAAGCGTGTTCGTTTCTTAGAAAGGCATCAGCTAATCTCTCAGCATCGTTCTTTTGTTTTATGGTAAATACCCTGCCATGTTCTTCTTTTGCTAACTTATAAGCCTTAGCGTTTTTAGATTGTACATCTACAAAGATTTGTTTCTCAAATACATCAGGCTCTAATATTGCCCAATGAAATAATGATCCTGCATCTAAAGCATTTGATTCTTGTGATCCGTACTCGGTAACGTACTTATACTTTTTAGGACTATCTAAGAGTAGTTTGATTGATGAGGAGCTTAAAGCTGCCTTTCCTAAATAGCCATAGTAGAAGTCGTCTGACTTCATCAGCTCTAATATATCATCATGCTTAAATGTTTCTCCATCTAAGAGTTTAATACTATCCATAGTGTAATAAGTATTAAGCCTAAGTAACTAAATGCTAAGGCTTTCATTTTGTTTTCGTATTTTTTCATATTCTTTTTCTATTTTTCTTGCTCTCTCTATAGCTCTGTTTTTGGTTAGTCTATATTCTGAAAGTGCTTTTTTATATAATCGTATGTTGTTTGAGTATTCTTGAAAGTAAAAAACAACCCTGACTAAAGATTCGGACATCTTCTCTAAGTTCTTTGTTTTTCTTTTATCTAATTGGGAGGAGACAATAGATGTCAAGAAGTTTAGATCAGACCAAATCTCTAAGTCTTTAAGGTTGTCTATCTTTTTATCCACAGTAATTCTTAGTCCAACATTCAAAGGTTTCATTCCATACCATCGGTTTCCAATTAGGATCAAGCTCTGACCTCCAACCAAAAGTGCCTGTTACTACACAATCTTCTAAGATTACTAATTCGTCAATAAGTGTTTTCATAATTGTTTTATTTACTGCTAATATACAAAAAAATATTATATAAACAAATGTTAATTAAAATTATGTTTAAAGTTATCGTTTTCTACTTGCATCTTATAATAAGAAAAGTTTGTCATTCCTAATATATGTGAATCAGTTGGCACAAAATATTTCCAACCTTTACTCATTCCTGCGTTAATATAATAAAAAAAGAAAGCAGCTTTTTTACCTGTGTTCTTTTTAAATATAACTGTTGCTGTATGATCTGACATAGGTATAATTTTATCTACTTCAAAGGTCTCATTATTAAAATTACCTGCTCTATTTTTTTTAGAATATCTTTCTTGCACTTTATATGCAAAGTCTTTTAGGTCGTGTACTAAATGTTTTTTCATATTAATTTATTGAGGTCTTTTATCCACAGCCTGTAGGTTGATCCGTTACAAGTACAAGGCTCGTGATATTTATGGTTGTAGTATTTAGAGTGTAGCTCTGCAACTAATTCTATTTGTTCTCTGTTTAGCTCGTGTTGTTTAGGTCGGTTAGTAAACTCTAACCACTTTTCTTTATCTTCTTCTACCATAGCTTTACTTTGTTTGCTTTATCTTTTCGTTTGTCGCAACCACAATCATCTCCCCATATCTTTTTTACTAACCACTTGATTCCTGTGTAGGTTGTTATCTTTTCTATTAAATCTCCTAATCCCATTTTATTTCTTGTTTAATTAATGATTTTACGTTTTTGTATGTGTTATATAAAGAGTAATAACTTATGTTTGTTTTCTTTGATAGTTCTGCTATGCTCATGCCCTCTGATATTAAATCAAATATTTTTCTATCATACCAATATACTTTATCAAGCAGAGTATCTAATTCTTTCATCTTACCCTCTATGTCTTTGTATTCTTTTATATCTTCTTCTTGTATGTACTTTTCTAAGTAATCTATGTTTACTTTGACAATCTTTTTTTCTTTTCTACACAGATCAAGAAACAATGATTTTAAACAACGATACATATAAAAATAATTTATGTCATCGTCATAAGAGATATCTAAACCTTTAGCCAATAAAGTATGTATTTTTATATAGGCTTCTTGTACAACATCTTCACATTTGTCGCCCTCACATCCAAAGCTCTTAACAATTCTTACCCAATCATTATGCTTTCTTCCTAATTTTTCGAGTGTTGTCAATGGTTAGTTGTTTCTTAGTTCTATACTTTATTAAATTCTTTCCTCCTATTTGAAAGCCTACATTGTTAAGTATAGACTTAAACATAATTGGACTTTCATGGCTTGTAGGTTTATAACCTAAACTCATTTCCTTTACCTTAGCCACATATAATCTTGTGTACATCCAAGCATCAGGACTTGCTATATATCTATGGCAAATAAGAAAATCATCACACCTGTTTCCGTTTACAGCTCCACCCTCACTATCTCCTATTGTTGGAGGAGGTGTCATACCTCCGTATTCGTGATTAGGAGAGTGTCGTTTACGCAAAGCCTCTGTTACTGCATGTGCGCATATCCAAGTAGAAATGTTAAATGTCTTGCAAAAGATTCTTATATCGGTTAGCTGTACATAATTGTACTCATATCCGTTTGTGTTTCTTAAATCTTTTTTTAAAGAGTTTATAGGATCAATAAGTAAGCCATGATACTCCCAAGCATCTTTTACTTTTTCTGCTAACTTTAAGAGTTGTTTATAGGTGTATTGTCTGTTTATATCTACAAACTTAAAATGATTATAGACAAACTCTTTTGATTCTTCATAGTCTCTTTCTTCTATTTTGTTTATTGGTTTGCCCTCTATAAATTCTATTAGCTTTTTGATTAATTGTACAGGATCATTCTCACTTGAAAAAACTAACCATCTTATATTGTGTTTAAGTGAGTAGAGCAACATAAGATAAAATGTGAAGTGTGTTTTTCCTACGTTGTTATGCCCTAAGATAAAATTCATATTACCTGCTACAAACCTAAATGAGCTGTCTATCTCTTTGTGTCCTAACTTTAAGGCTTCTTTGACTTTGCCTTTTCGGTAGTCGTTTAGTTTGTTTATATGTTCTGAATAGTTTATTAGCATAAAAAAAGGGGGTGCGAAACCCCCTCTATTGAAATTTAAAATTAAAATGGTAGATCATCTTCTCTGTCAGGTGCTTGGTCTTGTGCAGTTACCTCTTTATACTCTCGGACTTTCCATCCGTTCAGAGTTGTGAAGTATAGCACTTTACCATCACGATTTGTCCATTCTCTACCTCTAACATTAAAAAACACTTCTACTGTGTCTCCTAATTTCCATACATCAAGTAAACCACAATTATTTTGTGTGAAATCTACTGATATTACTTGAGGGTATTTATCATTTGTTTCTACTATAAGTTTTCTAAATCTAAATGTTCCCTTTTCTTCTACGTCTGTTATTCTTTTTACTTTTCCTGTAATTGACATTTTATCCATTTTTATTTGTTTTTAAATATACTCTTTTTGGTGTTCTATCGTATCTTAAACTTCTGACACCATCTCTATCTATAATTTGATTTTCTAAATCTATAATTATATAACCTTGTTTTACAAGAAGTTCTATTGCTCTTAATTGTTCTTGCGCCCTTTCTTGTATTCTATAACTTTCAAATATTTCGTTGCTTATTGCCATAACTTAACTTATTATCCAATTATAAAAATGTTTAGCATCCTCTACTACACTAACTCTGTCTGATTGAGGTCTCCCTGCATTAAACTCAGCAGCAGCTTTTAAACACGCTAATTTAGATATTGTTACATCTTTATTGGGTGTAGATTGTGGCTGAGTGTAAACAAGTTTGGCAGTTCCGTATTGTTTGTTAGTGATTTCGTATTCTACAAAGTCGCCTACCTTTCGCTTAAATTCACCTTTTGCGAGAAACTGAAAACTTTGACCATCATCAAATTGAACTTGATACTTATTAAAAGTACCTGAACTGTTTGACCATTCTCCTTTTTCTTGAATAAATTTAATTTTTCCTTTCATAATTATTTAATTGATTTTGTAATTGATTTATTTTATTTAATAATGCTTCGACCTTATAACTATATTCTAATAGTATAGTGTCGTAAGTTTGACTTGAATAATTTGTTCTCATAACTTAATTTTTCTTAAAGTTATAAAAAATATTTTGATTTAAACTAATGTTAATAAAAAAAAAATAATTATTAGGAGTATTGTTCTATTAAATCTTTTAGATCTTGGTCGGAAAACTTTTTGATTTGTCTTGACATTGTGATTAATTCATCGGCTGTACCCTCGCCATAAGTCTTGTCTATGTATTTGCCCATTATGTAGTTTTGTCCACCATGAAAACCATTACAGCTTTTGCATTGAACATGTACGTTTTGTTGATGCCAACGAGTAGAATAGTGTCTGCGAGATACAAAGTGTCCTGCATCTACCTCTTTCCAATGTTTACGAGTGCCACAAGTTACACATTGTACTAAATTTTCTTTAGCGTGTCTTGTTCTTATGTAGATACTAAATACTTTGTCAAGTTTTTTTACAAGTCCTTTGCGAGATATTTTTCTTGGCATGTTGTAATTTACAAAAAAAAAGACTAACTTAGCCTATTATATATATAATATATACACTTCCATTAAACAACCAAATAGACTATAGGTCTTATATATATTAACTTTATACTACGCTTTTTTCTTAAATTTCTCAACAGACCTGCCTCCAAAGTAAGCCAAGAAAACAATTGTAAGCAATTCTTTCACAACTTCAAGCTCTTGTATTTGTAGAAACCAACCTATCACAAAAGCAACAGTCAAAAAGATTAAAGTTAATGGTCTTACATTCTGCGTTAATTTTGATCCTTGAGAATCTGCTACCCATCTTTTAGTTACCTCTTGCATTTCTATTAAATCAAATTCTAAGCGTTTTAAGGCTTCTTCTTTGTCTTGTGGGGGTAAGGTATCATCTTTACTAATTACGTTCTTTACAATGCCTAATAAACCCTCTGAGGGCAATGCATCGCCTACAAAGTCTGCTATGTTACTGCCTTTAGACAATAAGAATTGTCCTACCTTTGTGTCTTTAAATTTTTTCTTACTCATAATAAAATCTCCATTTTAGTTGTATAATTAATAAGTATATGTTTAACTCCTCAAAATTATGCTCTGTGTCAGCAGGGTAATAATTGAAACCTAAGTTTATTCCGTTAGGTAAAAGAAGTATAACAGAAAAGTCCATTAGCAGTTGCTTATGTATTGGTATTCTGCTTTGGCATCAAAACTTGGACAAGCCTTAGTAGAGAAGTCTCTGTGTCCATATATTTTTGATTTAGGGTATTGTTCTTTTAATTCTTGTAACAAGTCAAGTAGGGTGTCTTTCTGTGCTTGTGTGCGTGTATCTTTAGGCTCTTTCATATCTTTAGTCATACCACCTGCGTAACTAATTCCTATAGAGCAATAGTTTTGTCCTGAACAATGTGCGCCTGTTCTTTCTATTGGTCTTGCTTCTTGTAGTTCCCCATCTAACTTTATGTGAAAGTGATAACCTACATCTGACCATCCTCTTTCCTCAACATGCCACTTTCTTATTTCCTGTACATCAACTTCTCTCCCCTCAGGTGTAGCTGTACAATGCACTATGATTTTTGTTACTTGTCTCATAATCTAAAATTTAAACCTACACTTGAATTATAAATTTTTGAATCCCAAAACTTTGTGTATTCGCCCTCTACAAACACACCGATTCTTTTACTAATCTTCCAACCTAAGCTAACCCCTGCTTGATAATCTTCCCATTGTTCATGCTCAGAATCTTGTCTAAGTCCACCTAACCCCCAATTATTTCTATTAAGATAACTAAAATCTACATCTCCCTTAACGTATTTATGATACGGAAGTAAGTATGATCCGTAAGCGTGTAGCCAAAACTTACCACCTTTTCCGTAGTGATAAAAGTCAAAACCAACAAGAGGACTTACCACACCAAAAGCATCTAACTCATCCCAAACTTCGTTATTATAACGATTTATAAGATTTTCAAATACTGTATCTCTAAACTGTAAATCTGTATAAGCTACTACGTTACCTTGTGGATCATACCAATAGTAATCAAACACTTCTTCTCCATCTATGTTTATTGTTACCCATTGGTCAGTAAAACCATAATTATATCCAAGCTGATACCAATAGTTTACAGGATAGCCTTGCTCGTTTGTTTCGTTTAACCATATCTCTATTGGGTTGTAGCCATAAGGACGTATGTGTGATCTATACATAGCTCCTGCGCTTAGACTAAACTTTTTACCTATTGGTAGTTTAGCTCGTATTTCTGCTGATTGATAATTAAAATCTACTCTACCTTGCTTTCTGCTTTCTACTTTTACCATATGGTATTTACCACTATGCTTTATAAAATATCTATGGTTCTTATATATTTCGTCTCTTGATCTTTCTTTCTCAAAGTGAAATGTGTATTCTAAACCACTTACAGGAGAGTTACTTGCAGAAAGTCCTATGTTGTTTTCTGTGCCATCGTAATAGTGTTTACCTTTCATCTCATAATCAAACCTTGCTATCTTGCGAATACCAAAGCCGTAACGATAATCAAAGTCGTAATAGTCTGTACCATCAACAACAACAGGAACATCATATAAACCACCATCAGGATTTGTTCTGACAAAATAATCTTTAGGTTGTTCTTTAGGATTGTCAATGTCTCCTGCTATGTATATTGTGCTGTACTTAAATAAGTCTTTGTATATTTTCTCAAATAGGTTTTGTGATGTAGCTTGTGTTGCTACAAAAAACAAAACAAATGTAATAAGTGTTCTCATAATTAAAATTTGCTATCTATTATTTCTTCTATTTCTTCTTCGATTCTTTGTATCGCATTATCAGGAAGTTTTAAGGATATACCTGATTCTACTCGCATTACTTCCTCATCGTTATAAAACAATATAATTGTAGGAATATATTTTATATTGTGTTTTTTAAAGGCACTACTCTCCTTTGACATATATAATGTTTTTGCATCATATGCCTTAAAAGGTTTTAAGGAAACCTCATTATCCTTTACAAATTCAGCACTATACTGAACTACTTCAACCTGTGCAGATATCGCACATACCCACAAAAAAGCAATCGTTACACATAATCTCATTTTTTACTTATTTGATATAGTCTTTCGTCTATCTTCTGTAGCTGATCTTTAACTTCTTTTACATCTCCACTTAATACATCAGTTTTTTCTTCTACTCTTTGTATAGTCGATCTGACTAACTCGTCTTTATATTGAAACTCTACAGGATTTACTGCATTGTTTTTTAAACTTTGTATATCTTCTGTGTTAGTGTCAACACTTGCCTGTAAGGTAAAGTATATACCAAACAAACTTGAAAGCCCTACTACTGCTCCTATAATCTCTTTTAGAGATAAACTAAACTTGCTTTCTGGATTCAGCTCTGCCATTACATTTTATTTTCTAGGTACGACACACCCATAAAACCGTGCATACCCTCGTTATCTAAATCAAGTGCAAAGCTCTTCCATCCGTAAGGATGATCTACACTTACGTTACCCTCTTCGTCAACTTCTTCTAAATTTTTCCAAAGAACGTCCACGTGATATTTGTCAGAAAGAACAGGTGCTTTTACTTCCTCGCCATCTGCATCATACTCGCCTTGCTCAATAACTATGTTACCTAGCTTAACAATAGTATGTGCGTGTGCAGGAACATCGTTGCCCTCTTCATCCTTTACACTTGGTAAAGCATTGATCTTAGCTAAAGCACTAGCTTCATCTGCAAACTCATATTTACTTATTTTTATTCCCATTTCTATTGTGTTAATTGTGTTAATAAATTTGTTATTTCGGTATTACTCATACCATCTGTATCATAATATCTTAAATCTTTTACTTTTGCTCTTAGCTTGTCAGAGCCATTAGATTGCTGAAAAGATAAATCGTTTAATGTGCCTGTAGAAAAAGTAGAGCCACTTGTATCTTCTGCTCTTTTACTACCATCTACCCATAGTTCAAACTGATTAGCTTTATATAGTAAAGCCATTTTCCTAAAAGAGGTTACACTTAATCCTGTAAAAACTAAACTACATTGTGTAGCACCACCTACTGTTACTACGCCTTTTATTTCGTTTGTTACTGTGCTATATCCTAATCTTACAGTATTAGCTACAGAACCATCATTTATGTTTACTCTTCTAAAACCATTGTCTGTTGCTATGTCTCTTTTCATTTCTGCGTATAATATACCCTCTACTGAATTAAAAGTATTTACATCTCCTGCTCCTGAGCAAGATTCTGTACTTCTTGTAGATGATCCTGATGAGGTTGGTATGTAGCTTGTTGCGTAGTTTGCTTGTTCAAACTGCCACCCCCATATAAATATGTTAGAATTTCCATCTCTGGAAACTGTAGTGCTTGTACCGTTTGTACTTACTCTCAAAACAAGTGTTCCTGTAGTATCGCTTGAATGTGTAGTAAAAGTAATAGAACAACGATACCACCCATTTCCATAATTTTCTATTTTAGCTGTATGACCTGTTGCAGCACTTACGACTGCTCCTGTGTTTAAATTAAAAAACGATTGACCATCAGCAGG